GACCTTGCGAGCCGGGGCAAAGATGGCAACTGAAACCATCAAGGAGAAGCAATGACTTGCGCCATCACCGAAAAGAAGTGTACACTAACACCAACGAGGCAACAAGTACGACACGCCAGTACTAACCTACGCACAATGCTAGAACATCTTATTCACGGCGAGTTTCACCCAGAAGTGGTCGACATGACGGCAGCTTCGCTGTTGCCGTTTGATAAGGCCGAGCCTGCAACCATCATTGACGCACAGGTTAAGACCGCAGAGTGGTTAAAAGACTTGGAGTTGGATGACGAAGCGGCTGAGTCCAAGGCAGACGCACAGGCTGCACGGCAATCGTTTGCCTCACTGGTTACAGGACAGCCGCCCCAGAACACACAGCAAGCGCTTGCTAACATTAAGGCTCCTGCTGCAGTCCAGCACCTAGTAGGGATGCTTACAGCCTACGACTGGGCGTTTGTGGAGCAGGCCAAGGAACTCAGGGGATTTGCCGTAGCTAAGATCCTTGAGGAAGTCAAGCACCCAGATGCCCGTATCAGACTTAAAGCGCTAGACATGCTTGGTAAGGTCACGGAAGTTGCGCTATTTACTGAGCGCATTGAGGTCAAGAAGACCGAGATGTCAGACATGGAGCTTGAGACGCGGATCAAAGACAAGCTCAACAGGTTTATGGGCGTAATTGATGTGGTCGATGTGACGGAAGAAAAGTCTGATGAAGCCTGAAAACTTTACAACACTGAGTAAGCTTGAGCTAGAAGCCATGGCCAAGGCTTTGCCGCAGATGAGCGTCAAAGAAAAGATGGAGTTGTTCGAAGACTTGGAGCTTCGGGAGTCCCGCGCCAGACTGCAGGCGGCTAAAACAAACATGTTGGGCTTTGCCCAAGCGGTGTATCCGGGCTTTAAGATCGGCCCCCACCACAAAAAACTGGCAAAAATCTTTACTGATGTGGTTGAGGGCAGGAAAAAGCGCGTGATTATCAACATCGCGCCTCGTATGGGTAAGTCTGAGTTCTCGTCTTACCTGTTCCCTGCGTACTTTCTAGGTAAGTATCCTGAGAAGAAGATCATCATGGGCACACACACTGCAAGTCTGTCTGAAGATTTTGGCCGGCGTGTGCGTAACTTGTTAGATTCGGAAGAGTACCGTAGCGTTTTTCCCCAAACAATGGTTGCAGATGACCAAAAAGCTGCGGGTAAGTGGTCTACTAGTGCTGGTGGTCAGTACTACGCTGCTGGTGTTGGTGGTGCACTGGCCGGTCGCGGTGCTGATCTGTTTGTTATTGACGACCCTCACTCGGAGCAGGACGTAAAGTCCAACAGTAGACTCGCGTTTGATACCGCTTGGTCTTGGTTTCAGACCGGCCCACTTCAGCGCTTGATGCCGGGGGGTGCGATTATTGTCATTATGACCCGTTGGTCGCTCCTAGACCTGACTGGGCGCCTGATTGACTACCAAACCAAGAACCCAGAGGCTGTTCCATGGGAAATTGTGGAGTTGCCGGCCATTTTGAACGACGGGGACGAAGACGAGAAGTCCTTGTGGCCAGAGCAGTGGTCACTTGAGGCGTTAAAATCTACAAAAGCCAGTATTGACCCGCGTTATTGGAACGCGCAGTACATGCAGCAGCCCACTTCTGAGAACTCGGCCATCGTCAGCCGCAAGATGTGGCGTATTTGGGAGCACGATGACCCGCCAAAGTGTGAGTACATCATCCAGTCTTGGGATACGGCGTTTGAAACCAAGAACAACTCCGACTATTCCGCTTGCACCACATGGGGTATCTTCTACAACGAAGAAGAAAACGACACGCCCCAAGTTATTTTGCTAGACGCCATTAAAGACCGGATGGCTTTCCCCGAACTCAAGGTCGTTGCGCTCAAACAGTACAAAGAGTGGGAACCTGATGCGTTCATTGTGGAAAAAAAGGCGGCTGGCGCACCACTGATACAAGAACTCAGAGCTATGGGCATACCTGTGCAAGAGTTTTCTCCAAGTCGGGGTAACGACAAGATGGTGCGCCTTAATGCAGTTGCGGATTTGTTCAGTTCAGGTAAAGTCTGGGCACCCGACACACGTTGGGCACGAGAAGTGATCGAAGAGATGGCCGCGTTCCCTGTTGGGGAGCACGATGACTTCGTGGACACAACAACACAAGCGCTTTTGCGATTTCGTCAGGGGGGATTTATTGCCCTTGATTCGGATGAGAAAGACGATCTTATTTACAGCATACCGCGCAAGGCGGCTTACTACTAGGAACACACATGGCAACGAATATTGACAAAGCGCTGTATCAGCAACCAAAAGGGCTTGAAGAGACATCCCAAGGCGCAGAGCCCATTGAGATTGAGATTGTTGATCCTGAGTCTGTCAAGATCGGCATTGATGGTATGGAGATTGAGATTGAGCCGGGCGAGCCTTCAGACAAAGACTTTGATGCTAACTTGGCTGAGTACATGGACGAGAGCGCCATGGAGAGCATGGCCAGCGACTTGGCAGGCGACATTGACCAAGACAAGAACTCCCGCAAGGACTGGGAAAAAGCATACACAGAGGGCTTGAAGCTTTTGGGCTTGCAGATTGAAGAGAGAACAGAGCCTTGGAATGGTGCGTCCGGCGTGTTCCACCCCATGATTACAGAAGCCGTTGTGCGCTTCCAGTCAGAGACCATCACCGAGACATTCCCAGCGCAAGGCCCCGTGCGCACTAAGATACTAGGTAAAGAGACGCCGCAGAAACAAGAAGCGGCTGTGCGCGTAGAAGCGGACATGAACTACCAGTTGACGGAAAAAATGGTTGAGTTCCGTCCTGAGCATGAGCGCATGTTGTGGTCACTGCCGGCCACAGGCTCCGCATTTAAGAAGGTGTACTACGACCCGTCTCTGGGTCGTCAGGTGTCTATCTTTATTCCTGCGGAAGACATGATCTTGCCCTACGGCACATCGGACATTCAGACTTGCTACCGCGTCACGCACGTTATGCGCAAGACCAAGAATGAGATTCTCAAACTTCAGCAAGCAGGCTTTTACCGCGAAATTGAGTTGGGTGAACCCGACAAAGTTTTGGGTGACATTCAGAAAGCCAAAGACAAAGAGACAGGTTTCAGTGATCTGAACGATGACAGGTTTACTTTGCTTGAGTGCCACGTTGACTTGGATATTAAGGGCTACGAAGATGTGGACGAGGATGACGAGCCCACAGGCATTGCTCTGCCGTACGTGGTGACAATAGTTCGCGGCACAAATGATGTGCTGTCTGTACGCCGTAACTGGAACGAAGATGATGAACTCAAACTCAAGCGCCAGCACTTCGTGCACTACCAATATATTCCGGGCTTTGGAGCTTATGGCTTCGGGCTGTTCCATCTTATCGGAGGCTTTGCTAAATCCGCTACAAGCATCATGCGCCAACTCATCGATGCAGGCACGTTGTCCAACTTGCCCGGTGGTCTTAAATCCAGAGGACTGCGCATCAAGGGAGACGACACCCCAATCGCCCCCGGAGAGTTCCGTGACGTAGACATTGGCTCTGGCACAATCCGCGACAGCATCCTGCCTTTGCCGTACAAAGAACCATCATCAGTGCTTGCCGCACTGCTTGATAAGATCGTAGACGAGGGCCGTAGGTTTGCCGCTTCCGCAGATATGAAAGTGTCTGACATGTCTGCGCAGGCTCCTGTGGGAACCACGCTTGCACTCTTAGAGCGCCAGCTTAAAGTGATGACAGCCGTGCAAGCCCGCGTGCACTATGCCTTGAAACAAGAGTTGCAGTTATTGCGCGACATTATCCGCGACTACACAGACGACACGTATACGTACGAGCCAGAGGGCGACGATGGCCCACGCGCCAAGAAATCGGACTACGCACTTGTTGCAGTAATTCCTGTGTCAGACCCCAATGCGGCCACCATGTCTCAGCGCGTGGTGCAGTACCAAGCGGTCATTCAGATGGCGCAGATGGCTCCAGACATTTATGACCTGCCGCAGTTGCACCGCCGCATGCTGGATGTTCTTGGCATTAAGAACGCAGATAAGCTCATCCCGCTTGAAGACGATATGCGCCCGACAGACCCCGTGACGGAGAATCAAAATGTGCTCAAGCTATCACCAGTAAAGGCGTTCTTGCACCAAGATCACCAGTCACACATCACTGTCCACACGTCGATGATCCAAGACCCGAT